CATAACAATGAAACTTATTACAGAAGAAGTACAGCAGGTCAAGTTTATTACCGAAGGAAAAGGTGCCGAAAAGAAAATGTATATTGAGGGAGTTTTCCTTCAAGGTGACATTTGCAATCGCAATGGAAGAATGTATCCGATGCAAACACTTGCCCGTGAAGTAAATCGTTACAATGAGGCATTTGTTTCTAAGGGTCGTGCTCTTGGAGAACTCGGACATCCTGATGGCCCTACCGTTAATCTTGATCGTGTTTCTCATAAAATTGTTTCCTTAGAGCAAAAGGGAAGCAACTTTATCGGTAAAGCACAACTTCTAGAAACTCCAATGGGTAAGATTGCAAAATCTCTCATTGGTGAAGGAGTTATGTTGGGAGTTTCTTCTCGTGGTGTTGGCTCACTCAAGATGACTAATGAAGGTCATAAAATTGTTGGTGAAGATTTTATGTTAGCGACTGCTGCTGATATTGTTGCCGATCCTTCTGCTCCTGATGCATTCGTTCAGGGAATTATGGAAGGTAAGGAGTGGGTTTGGGAAGGTGGTATTCTTCGTGAACAACTTGCAACCAAAACTCAAAAAAGAATTAATACCTTAGTTGATGAAAGAAAGTTACAGGAGCACAAAGTAGAATTGTTCCAAGATTTCTTAGCAAATCTTTAATTTATAAATAAATATAGATTATAACACAATCGATCTAAAATGTCCGTTGGTAGAAATTTACAAGAAATGGAAAACGTAGTAACCAAAGGGGCTAAGCCTGCAGAACCAATGTCGCAAGTTGCACCAGTTACTCCTGGGCAAACTGCTGGTTGGGAAGATCTTGGCGGTCCTACTCCAGAAAATTATCGCACAGACGATGATTCCGCTAAACTCAAGGATCCTTCAGCAACTCTCGCTCAGGTTAGAGATGTTGTAAATGCTAAAGCTGTTAAGGCATCTGCGGTTAAAGAAGAAACCGAAGATGAAGAAGATCTTGTTGATGAAGAAGAATTGGAAGATGATGAGGAAGTAGTTGCCGAAGCTGCTGAGGAAGATGAAGATGAAGAGGAAGAAACCCCTAAGAAAAAGAAGAAGGGTGGAAAGGAAGAAACAAAGGATGATGATGAAGATGAAATGAAAGAAGAGTATGACATCGAAGAAGATGTTAATGCTCTCCTTGCTGGTGAAGAGCTTTCTGAGGAATTCCAAGAGAAAGCAAGAACCATCTTTGAAGCAGCAATCAAAACTAAGGTTGCTGAAATTAAAGAACAACTTCATGACGTATACGCTCAACAACTCGTTGAAGAGCTCGAAGTTATCAAGAGTGAACTCACCGAGAGAGTTGATGCATACCTAGAGTATGTTGCTGATGAATGGATCAGCGAAAATGCTCTTGCTGTTGAGCAAGGACTTAAAACTGAAATGACTGAATCATTCCTCGAAGGAATGAGAGGTCTTTTTGAAGATCATTATGTTTCAATCCCTGAAGATAGATATGATGTAATCGAGAGTATGGTAGAAAAACTTGATGAAATGGAAGAAAAACTCAACGAGCAAATCGAAAGAAACGTTGCTCTTAATAGAAGATTAGCAGAGTCGGTTGCTGATGTAATCCTATCCGATGTCTCTGAGGGTCTCGCACTTTCTCAGAAGGACAAACTCGCTTCTCTAGCAGAAAATGTTGAGTTTGAAAGTGAAGCAGACTATCGTGAGAAACTAGTAACTCTGAGGGAATCATATTTCCCAGTTAAAACTGCTAGTACTCAAAAAAATGTAACTGAAAATCTTTCAGAAGAAGTTAACACCGTATATGAGGAGCAAGTTTCCCCAGCAATGGGTGCTTATCTTCAGATGTTAGGTAGAGTTGCTAATAAGTGATTTTTAAATCATAAAATTCAAACAAAAAACACTTTTTTCCAAAGAGGTAAAACAAATGCAAATGTTCAATGCAGAACATCTGCAGGAGAAGTGGGCGCCACTCCTGGACTATCAGGGACTTGATTCAATCAGGGATTCTCATCGTAGAATGGTAACCGCTGTCCTGCTCGAAAACCAAGAAAGAGCAATTCGTGAGGAGCGTGAGTTCCTTTACGAAGCACCAGCTAACGGAACAGCTTCTGGCGGAAGTGGAGCTGGTTTCGGTGGTAGCGCACAAGGCTTCAGCGCAGGTCCTACCGCTGGTTTCGATCCCGTCTTGATCTCACTGATCAGACGTTCAATGCCTAACCTGATCGCTTATGATCTTTGTGGCGTTCAGCCAATGAACGGTCCTACTGGACTGATCTTCGCAATGCGCTCCCGCTACAACAGCCAGAGCGGCAACGAGACCTTCTACAACGAAGTTGATTCGGCATTCTCAGGTCAAGATTCCCAGTTCAACAACACTGCTGGTTGGGATGGTCCTACCGTTGGTATGGGTACAACCGCTCAAGGTGGTACAAACCCATCCATCCTAGATCCAACAGCACAAACGGCTAACGCTGCAACTGGTGCTAACCAGTACAACGTTGGCGAAGGAATGAGAACTGACTACGCTGAAGCACTTGGCGATGGAACAGAAGGTAACTTCAACCAGATGGCATTCTCGATCGAGAAAGTCACTGTTACCGCTAAGTCAAGAGCTCTGAAAGCTGAGTACTCATTAGAACTCGCTCAAGACCTCAAGGCAATCCACGGTCTGAATGCTGAAGCGGAATTGGCAAATATTCTCTCAACTGAGATTCTTGCTGAAATCAACCGCGAAGTTATCAGAACCATCTACAAGGTTGCTAGACCTGGTGCTCAGGTAAACACTGCTACCGCTGGTACTTTTGACCTTGATGTTGACTCCAACGGTCGTTGGTCGGTTGAGAAGTTCAAGGGTCTTATCTTCCAAATCGAGCGCGATGCTAACGCAATCGCACAAGAAACTCGTCGTGGAAAGGGCAACACCATCCTCTGCTCTGCAGACGTTGCATCTGCTCTCACCATGGCAGGCGTTCTCGATTACACCCCTGCACTCAACGCTAACCTTCAGGTTGATGATACTGGTAACACCTTCGCTGGTGTTCTCCAAGGTAAGTATAAAGTTTATATTGACCCATATTCGGCAAACGTTGCTGCTAACCAGTTCTACGTTGTTGGATACAAGGGTGCTTCCCCATATGACGCAGGTATCTTCTACTGCCCATATGTTCCTCTCCAAATGGTACGTGCCGTTGGTGAGAACAGCTTCCAACCAAAAATCGGGTTTAAGACTCGTTATGGCATGGTTGCTAACCCATTCGCTGAGGGTCTTACCCAAGGTCAGGGTGCTCTTACCACTAACGCAAACCGTTACTACAGAAGAGTTAGAGTTCAGAACCTCATGTGAGTTAAATTCACAAGTTCATCAGACCCCCGCAAGGGGGTCTTTTTTTATCTAAATACAAATAAAATATAAGAATGAAAACTTTCCAACAATTCATGATGGAGGCATCACCATTTGCCCTTATAGGACCCACAAGTTCTTATGGTCCTGGATTGTATGGTAATAAAACTGCAAGCGGGCAAGTTTTAACTCCAAGCACGGTAGGAATCGCACATAAAACACTTCCATTAGGAAGTCAAGTTAGACTAACAGATCCAAAAACCAAGAAAAGTATACAAGTTCCAGTAATTGATAGAGGACCTTATGTTGGAGATCGTCAGGCAGATGTAACTGATGCAACTGTAAAAAAACTAGGATACAAGGGATGGAAAGACTATGGAGTTAGAAATATTGACGTAACTCCCGTAGCAAAAACTAAACCAACCAAATCTTTTCCAGTAACAAAAAGTAAAGGTTTAATGTACGGAAAGTATTAAAATGGCAAATGCATTTTCAAATCAGATACAGAATAGAAATTTCTTATCTCCAACACAATTCAGATTTACTCTGGCAAAATATCCAAAAGTTCCATTTTTTTGCAATTCTGCAAAAATTCCAGAAATAACATTACAAACTTTGGTTCAACCAACATATTTGAAATCGATCGATGTTCCAGGTGATACTTCAGTTTTTGGAGATTTTAATTTAAAATTTCTTGTTGATGAAAATATGGAAAATTATATGATTATTCACAATTGGTTGACTGCTTTAGGTGGATCAGGAAGTCTTCAGGAATATAGAAATTTAATTACAAGTGGAGATGGAATTGAAGATGGTAAAAAGGCATTTAGTGATGGTACTCTTCGTGTTTTAAATAGCAATTATAAAGATGTTGCCCTTGTAAGATTCCAAGATCTTTATCCAATTTCTTTAACTTCAATAGAATTTGATTCGACAGTTACAGATATTCAATATTTTACAGCAGAGGTAACATTTAAGTACACAATTTATGATATACTAGGTACAGATAACAAACCACTTTATCCATTTACAAGTACATGAATCTTGATGAAATTCAAGAGATGTGGCAGAGAGATTCTGTCATTGATCCTGATAATTTACATGATGAATCTTTAAAAATTCCTCAACTTCACGCCAAGTATTATACAATCTATAATACGATTACTTTGCTGCGTGAAAAAGCAAGAGAAAGTTACAATAGAGTGCGTCTAGAACGCTATAACTACTACACAGGAAAGGCACCAGCAGAGGTTTATGTGGAAGAACCGTTTCCGTATAAGGTAAGAGAAAAGGATGCAATAGAGCGGTATATGAGTGCAGATGAAAGACTTTCTAAAATTGATTTAAAAATAAGATACTATGATATTATGCTTAAGTTCTTAGAAGAAGTTATTAAAACAATTTCAAATAGAACTTTTCAAATCAAAAATGCAATAGAGTTTATGAGATTTCAAGCGGGGTTTAATTAATACAAATAAATATTTTTGTATTGATATGAACTTATGTCACACTTGGTTATATCTAAAAAGAATGAGGTATATCTTCAGGTAAAAGCAGAACCACACGTCTATTATGAACTTGCGGATCAGTTCACAT